AAATAATAAAATTTATAAATACTATTTATCTTATGCATATGAAAAAGCTAGTATGTACAAAACAAAGTATGATGGTTTTGAGTTTTGGACAGGGAGAAAATGGTTAAATGACAAAAATATTTATGAGACTTTATGCAAACGAGACTCTGATATTAATGACCTTGTTAGTTTAAATGATTATCAAGAAGAGTATTTTAAAATTATAAATGGATAAATTTTTAACAAAAGATAAAGTAAAACAATTAACAGAGCAACAACAGACATTCTTGTCTGCTTTATTTGGAGAAGCACATGGCAATCCAAAGATAGCAGGAGAGATTGCAGGTTACTCTGAACATTCATACCCTAAAGTTGTAAAGTCATTGAAAGATGAAATAATACAAAGGGCAGAAGAAGTTATGGCTTCCTATTCTCCTAAAGCAACTATGGGTTTAGTAAAAGCATTAGATGAAGATGGGAGTGTACCTGGTGCTAGTATTAGAGTAGAAGCCGCTAAACAAATTTTAGACCGAGTAGGTATAACTAAAAAGGAGAAGATAGATGTCAATCTCAAATCCCTCTCTGGAGTCTTTATTCTCCCGCCCAAAGACGGAGCAACAGAATCTAAAGAAGAGAGTAGCTAGAGTAATACCCTTTGGGTATAAACAATCTGAAAACCCAGATTATATAGAACCTGTACAAGAAGAACTAGATGCTTTAGAGCAAGCAAGACAATACATAAAAGGTTCTTCATATAGAGAAGTAGCTGATTGGCTATTTAGAAAAACAGGTAGAAAATTAACAGGTATGGGTTTAAGAAAGGTATTAGATAGAAAATGGTAGATGATATTGCTCCACCTAAATTAAAAAAAGTTGGGAGAAAAAGAACAAAGAAAGTTTCTTCTAAATCTGATTTATTAAAAAGAGCAAAAAGGTCTGCTAAAAGAATAGTAGAAACACAAAATAAAAAAGTTGAGAAAGCTCAACAACAATTAATCTCAGCACAAAGAAGTGCTAAGAATAAAAAAGAAAATTTAAAGAAAATAGAAAATGCCCTTTCGGGTAAAGAAACACAGATAGTAGAAGAAGATGTTTTAGAATCTGTTCCAGAGACTGTTCAAGATTTAGTTGGAGAAAGGGAAATAATATTCCAACCTAATGATGGGCCTCAAACTGAGTTCTTAGCGGCAATGGAACAAGAAGTATTCTATGGTGGTGCAAGAGGTGGAGGTAAATCCTACGCCATGCTTGTTGACCCTTTGCGTTATTGTCATAAACAACACCATAGAGCATTATTACTAAGACGTTCGATGCCAGAACTTAGAGATTTAATATCTCATTCTCAAAGGCTTTATACCAGAGCATTTCCTGGTGCAAAGTGGAGAGAGCAAGAAAAAGAATGGCGATTTCCATCTGGTGCTAGAATTGAATTTGGTTATGCAGAAAACTTAACAGATGTTCTTCGTTACCAAGGACAATCATACACATGGATTGGAATAGATGAGTTACCTCAATATCCTACTCCCGATATATATAACTTCCTACGTTCATCTTTGCGAAGTGTAGACCCAGAAGTTCCTGTCTTTATTAGAGCTACAGGCAACCCTGGTAATGTAGGTTCGACATGGGTTAAGAATATGTTTGTTGACCCTGCAACACCAAATACTCCATTTACAATGGACATAGAAACACCTGTAGGTATGAAAAGTATTACAAGACGATTTATACCTGCTAAGTTACAAGATAATCCATATCTAATGCAAACAGATGATTATATGATTATGTTATCATCTTTGCCAGATATACAGAAGAAACAATTTTTAGAAGGAGATTGGGAAGCTTTTGAAGGTTCTGCATTTCCAGAATTTAATAGAGAAATACATGTTATTGAACCTTTTGAAATCCCTAATAATTGGGTTAAGTTTCGTTCTGCCGATTGGGGTTATTCTTCTCCTGCTTGTTGCTTATGGCTTGCTATTGATTTTGATAACTATCTATATGTTTATAGAGAATTGTATACACAAAAAGTTACAGCAGATATTTTTGCAAGACAAGTCTTACAACAAGAATATGGAGAATATATAAAATACGGTGTTCTTGATTCTTCTACATGGGCAAAACGAGGTGATGTTGGCCCAAGTATAGCAGAAACAATGATACAAGAAGGTTGCCAATGGCGACCATCAGATAGGTCTCCTAGAAGTAGAATAAACGGTAAACTAGAAGTTCATAAAAGACTTTATGTAGACCCAGATATACAATACCCTGGTATGTTTGTTTTCAGTAATTGCACTAATTTAATTAGAACACTTCCTTTACTACCAACTGATAAAAACAATCCAGAGGATGTAGATACACACGCAGAAGACCATGCTTATGATGCATTAAGATATGCTTGTATGAGTAGACCCTTGCATCCTAGGTCTTTACAAACACATTGGAATAGAAGAGAAGAAAATGGTTTTTCACCCGTTGATAAAACTTTTGGATATTAATATGAAACAAAAAATTAAACCTTGTTATTGTGAAGAAACTATACCAGAATCAATAAAAATAGGTTACAGAAATTATAAATTAGAAAAATGGAAACAAACTGTAGCTAGTGCAAATGAAGCACAAGGTCAGTTTTTTGCTAAAGAAGGTGTAATAGGTTACACCGCAGATGAAACAGGAGTTTCTCATGCTAACACATTAATACATGAAATGTTACACGCAATAATATATCAATGGAATATGGAGTTAGATGAAAAAGTAGAAGAGCTAGTAGTTAATGGTTTAGCTAATGGTTTAACAACAATATTTGTAGATAACCCTAAATTAATGGGGTATCTTAAAAATAAAATTTTGGAGGGATAAATGCCAGAAAGCGTAATGAAAAAATATAGACAAGGCGAACTTCCTGCTGATTATTCAAAAGATACTCCAGTAGGACAAGAATTAGATATGGGAATCCATGCTAATGATGAAACTAGACCAATGGATTTTCCAAACAAGTCTAAAAAAACAAAATTTGATAAATCTGTTTTTACAAAAGCAGATGAAAGAGATTATTAGGAGGAAGATATGGAAATGCAATTAAAAATGAAAAAGTATGTGCAAGGCGAATTTTCAGAAGTAGCTGATGGTGCACCTGCAAAAGAAAAACCTCAAGCTGAAATGTTAAAAAAATATTCAGCAGGAGAGTTCTCTAATGTGCCAGATACACCACCTGCAAAAGAAAAACCAAATGCGGGTATTTTAAGAAAATACTCACAAGGTGAATTCTCAGACGCACCAGATGGAAAGTAAAAATACAGACGAAATAATTTCTTTAGGCGATAAAAAAGAAGAAAATACTATCCAAGAAGATTTACTAGTTGGACTTGTAAAAGGAAGACTGGGTGCATCAGAAGATGCAAGACTATTTGATGAGCAAAGATGGTTAAAAGCATATAGAAACTATCGTGGAGTATATGGTAGTGATATGGCTTTTACAGAATCTGAAAAGTCTCGTGTATTTGTTAAAATAACAAAAACTAAAGTCTTAGCGGCTTATGGTCAATTAACTGATGTTTTATTTTCTGCAGGAAAATTTCCTATAGGAGTATCTCCTACACCCATACCAGATGGTGTTTCTAAGTATGCTCACATTAATAAAAAAAATAAAGAGAATACTCAAGAACCAAACGCATATGGTTTTAATGGCGATGGGAGAGATATACCTGCAGGTGCAACATATAATGATGTACTAGGTGGATTAGAACAAAAGTATTCTGGAGAAGCAGAGTTTATTGGTGGAGATGCACCAGACTTAAAAACTATGCCTCAAATAGAACCTGCAAAAGAAGCCGCAGATAATATGCAAAAATTAATTCTAGACCAACTAGAAGAAAATGATGCGGCAAAAGAAATAAGACACAGTATATTTGAAATGTGTTTACTTGGAACAGGCGTTTTAAAAGGGCCTTTTACTTTTGAAAAAGATTTACACAGATGGAGTAAAGACCCAGAAACAGGAGCATCTGCTTATATACCTCATAAAAAAAGTGTTCCTGTAGTAGAAGCTGTTAGTTGTTGGAATTTATATCCAGACCCAGAAGCAACTAAAATAGAAGACTGTAACTATGTTATAGAAAGACATAAAATGACTGCAAGTCAGTTGCGTGATTTAACTAACAGACCATTTTTTAGACATGAAGAAATAAGTAGTTGTTTAGAAGAAGGGCCAAATTATACACCAAAAGGTTTTGAACACAGTTTACAAGATAGAGAAAATGAAACAGAATTTGAAAAAGAAAGATTTGAAGTTCTAGAATATTGGGGCAAGATAGACAAGTACATGGCTGAAGAAGCAGGACTTGAGCTAGATGAAATAGAATCAGAACTAGATGAATTACAAGTTAACATATGGGTTTGTGGTAATTATGTTTTAAGATTAGTATTAAATCCGTTTACCCCTTCAAGAATACCATATTTAGTTACACCGTATGAATTAAATCCATATCAGTTTTTTGGAGTAGGTGTTCCAGAAAATATGGATGATGCACAGCAAATTATGAATGGTCATGCAAGAATGGCTATTGATAATTTAGCATTAGCAGGAAATCTAATCTTTGATGTAGATGAAACAATGTTAGTACCAGGTCAAGATTTAAAAGTATTTCCTGGTAAGATATTTAGAAGACAAAGCGGACAAGTAGGTCAATCAATACATGGTTTAAAGTTTCCTAACACAGCACCAGAAAACTTACAGATGTTTGATAAATTTAGACAACTAGCAGATGAAGCTACAGGTATACCATCATATTCACATGGACAAACAGGTATACAATCTACAACAAGAACTGCTTCTGGTATGTCTATGTTATTTGGTGCGGCGGCTCTAAATATAAAAACAGTTATTAAAAATATAGATGATTTTATGTTAAAACCATTGGGTAAAACTTTATTTCAATGGAATATGCAGTTTAATGCAGATACACCAGAAGTTGTAGGAGACTTAGAAATATCTGCAAAAGGCACTCAATCATTAATGATGAAAGAAGTTAGGTCACAAAGATTAATGACATTGTTACAAGTAGGTGCTAATCCTAATATTGCTCCTTTTATGAAGTATCATGCTATACTTAGAGAGATTGCAAAAACATTAGATTTAGACCCAGAACAATTAATTAATGACCCAGAAAAAGCGGCAATATATTCAGAAATAATAGGAATGGCAAATGGAAATCAACCAAATCAAGGCAATAGTCAGCAACCCCCTATGGGTGCAGGTGGAGGAATACCTGCAGGAGCAAATCCAAACGACCCAACAGGAGTTGGAGCAGGCAACATCGGTACAGGAAATATATCGCAACCAGGGGAAACTTCATTCCCTTCGCAAACTACTCAGACTGAAGACCCAACTGTCTAAGAAAATATAATGGCTGAAAGTTTAGTACAAAAAGCTATAAGTAAAGAAGCTAAAACTATGAACGCAGGCGAACAAAATGTTCGCTATACAATGAAGTTTAACTCAGCTACAGGACAATGGGAACAAGAAGAAATACTAACTCCGTTAGTCAAAACAACATATCCTGGTATTAGAACTCCAGATGGTAAAGTTAAAGATATTAGTCAAGGTTTAACAGGAGCACCTTATGTTGAAGAAACAGAGATAACACAACCTGTTGAACCAGTAACTCCAGAAAAACCAGAGGAAGTTGTAACACCTATAGTAAAACAACCAGATACGCAAAGAGATTCTTTTGAAGAAGCACAAAAAGCGTATGGAGTAACATCTGGTGGTATTAGATACGAACCACAACAAACAGCACCAACACCTGCATTAGCAGACGATATGAAATTTAATGTTATGGGTGGTGGATTTAATTCTAGGTCTGCGGCACAAAATTTATTGTTTTCAAAAGAAAAAGGTATACTAAATGATTTAGTAA